GAGTAAGCCACTAGGCGGGGCTCGAACCCACCGCACACAGTCCCGAGTCTATTTCATCTCTTCGCTCGCGATCTTCGAGATTCATCGCTTTTCTAGTGGCTATGACGAATATACCCTCTTTATTTTTTTTGGCAATAGTTATGATCGAAATTGATGTTGATAATAAACAAGTCATGGCGACGTTAAAAAAGCTCACTAATGCCGCCAAAGACCGCACGCCGTTAATGCGCAGCATTGCCGGCACAATGGAATCTGCGGTACAACAAAACTTTGATGTCGGTGGTCGTCCTCGGTGGTTGCCGATAAAACACCGGAAAGGCACGCCCTTGGTCGATACCGAAAATCTGATGAACAGTATCACAAGTCGTTATGATAATGACAGTGCCGCGGTTGGCACTAACGAACCTTATGCCGCCATCCATCAATTTGGCGGTAAAGCCGGACGGGGTAAAAAGGTGACGATTCCGGCTCGTCCGTTTTTGATATTGACCACGCAAGATGAGCAGGATATCCTAGACGATATACAAGACTATTTTAAACGTTTAATCGGATAATCTCAAAAATGCGCCTAAATCGCGCATAGCGCGTTTTTATGTTTTAGCGGTACAAAGTATCAAATTAAATTTTTTAAAAAGATTTAAAAAGATTTAAAAAGGTTTTAAAAAGGGTCTAATATAAAACAAACCAACTATTTTGCAAAAAATCCCCGACGCGTTGAATCCCCTCCTATTCGTAACCCTTAAATTATTGCTTATTATGCCCCTGAAATCTCAATTTTAGGGGCATTTTTATGGGCAATCTCAAACTCGCCTTTGCCAGCGCGGAAATCAACCAAGCCAAATACGGTGTGATCCAGTTGTTGCCGTACGGTAAGTTCCGCGCGACCGACGGGCGACCGACCGACGTGGAGGCATGGTATGTAACAGACGATAACGGCGCGGACGTAGTAGCTCTTGCTAACAGTCAACGCAATAAACTCCCGATTGATTATGAGCACCAGATTTTGCATAGCCGTGCTAATGGCAAGGAGGCACCGTCGGCAGGCTGGATGGATTATTTGTCATTTACCCCGCAAGGTATTTTTGCCGAGGTACGCTGGACGGACAAAGCGGCCGAATACATCAAAAACGGCGAATACCGTTACATTTCCGCGGTATTTGCCTATGACAATCAAGGCTATGTGCGAAAAATCTTTCATGCCGCACTAACCAATACGCCGGCACTGGACGGCATGGATGAGGCTATGGTTGCGGCCAGTCAATATTTTGATTTAACAACCGATGAGGACGGAAAAACAATGGACAAAGAATTACTCGCGGCGTTGTGTGCGTTATTTGCGTTACAGGCAAACGCCACAGAAGCCGAGATTAAACAAAAAGTGACCGCACTTACTGCGGCTAAAGGTGACAGCCCGGTGGCGGTGCTGGATGTGTACGGTAAATTAGCCGAAAAAGAGCAATCCGTTGCGGCACTTACCGCGCAGGCGGGCAACCCCGACCCGGCTAAATTTGTGCCGGTAGAAACCGTGGTGGCGTTGCAGGCGAATTTAAATGCGTTACGGCAAACCGTAGAGACCGATAAAAAGGCCGAATTAATCACCGCCGCGCTAAGTCAAGGCAAATTAGTTCCGGCATTAAAATCCTGGGCGGAGTCGTTAAGTGTTGCAGATTTGACCGCTTATTTAGACAAAGCACCGGCCGTGGCGGCGTTGAGTGGTCAGCCGCAGGCAGCGGGTGAGCCTGCGCAGAAAACGGCGGCGTTAAGTGCCGAACATCAAGCAACCGCAAAAATGCTGGGTATGAGCGATGCAGAATATGCCAAAAAATATATCGACAGCAAGGAGACTAAATAATGGCAGTCAATAAAGCACAAGTGCTTAACCATATCACCGAAGCTTTTCGCAAAGAGTTTGCGGCGGGCTTGGAAAATTACCCGACTCAATGGGCCAAAATTGCGATGGAAATCCCATCGACGACTAAAACCAATACTTACGGCTTTTTGGGTAAATTCCCGAAAATGCGCGAATGGGTAGGTCAACGTCAAATCCAAAATATGCAGGCGCAAGGCACCAGCATTACCAACAAAAAATTCGAGTCAACCGTTGGTATCCCGCGCGAAGAAATCGAAGACGACCAAGTCGGCCTATATTTACCGATGGTGCGCCTTGCCGGTCAATCCGCCGCCGAACTACCGGACGACGAAGTGTTTAGTTTGCTGAAAAAAGGTAAAACCACCCTGTGTTATGACGGGCAAAACTTTTTTGACACCGACCACCCGGTGTTCGAAAAAGTGGACGGTACCGGTAATCAAACGACCCAAGTAAACTTGACTGTGGGAACGGATAATGACGCACCGACGTTTTACATTTTAGACACGCGTTTGCCAATCAAACCGCTGATTTGGCAAAAACGCACCGCACCGGAAATCGAAACCAAGTTTGACCCGGCAAAATCCGACCGCGTCTTTATGGAAGATGAATACCTGTGGGGTGTCCGCGCCCGCGGTGCAGCCGGATTTGGTTTTTGGCAATTAATCCACCGCGTGGAAAAAACCAAACTGACCAAGGAAAACGTGCAGAAAGTCATTGAGACCATGAAAGGCTTAAAAGGTGACGGCGGCAAGATGTTAAACATCCAGCCGAATTTAATCTTAGTGCCGACCGGGTTGGAATATGCAGCCAAAGAGTTGTTTAAGACCAAAACTATTAACGGTACGACTAACATCCTTGAAAACGAGCAGGAAGTCTTATCCTCGCCGTTTATCAACGAATAGTGTGTATTCCCCGGTAACGGTCTGCCGACCGGGGCTTTTTAAAGAGGTCTTAAAATGGCAAAAAAACCGGAAGACGAAACAACCGACGAAATGTTGCAGGAACCCACGGATGCGGCTGGGATAACCGAAACGCAACCCGAAGTGCAGGAAGTGTTGCAAGTTAATGCACAAGATAACGAGCAAGCTAATGCACAAGATAACGAGCAAGCTAATGCACAAGATAACGAGCAAGCTAATGCACAAGATAACGCACAAGCAGTATCGGATGAGCCAGCGCAAGCGGAATTTACCCCACGTGCGGTATTTGTGCGCTTGCGTGATATGCATCCGCATGATAGCTACGGTCGTGCAGGTTATCGCTTTAATAAAACCGAAGAAGTCGAAATTTTGGTGAGCGATTTAACCGACGAGCAGGTACTGGCGTTAAATGATGACCCGTGGTTAGAGTGTCATTTTGCTGTGTAGGGGGATTGCATGGGTTATTGCACGCATCAGGATTTGATTGACACCTTCGGCGAAGATGAGATCTACCGCTTAACATCAAGCGACACAGAAGTCGAAAAAGCCATTGTGGACGCTCAGGCGGAGATTGATATGTATTTATCGGTGCGTTATGTGCTACCGATTGAGCATATCCCGTTATCACTCAACCGGATTGCGTGTGATGTAGCCCGTTATTATTTGTATAACACCCTGGATAAAGACAGCACCGTATATATCCGTTATCAGCAACGGGTGATGCAGTTAAAAGAGATTGCTGCCGGCAAAATGTCGTTGGGGCTGGATGAAAACGGCGAGACGGCAGGTGAGCAACAGGTGGCGTTTATCGAAACCGGGTCAAAGGTGTTTGGGAGATGAATTACTTGTTTGCAGGCTCGGCAATTGTTGAGCGGCTAAAACAAACTGTCCCCGAGTTTAAGGCGGTGTTAAAAGCGGGCAATCTGGCCAATATCACGCGCGATGCGCAACGCTCGCCTTGTGCCTATGTGATTTATCACGGTGATGTAATCAACACAAAGCCGGAGGCGCACGGCGGTGTCGGTAAGGCGCAGTATGTGACGCAACAATGGATTGTGGCGGTAGTGGTCAATCTTGCGGATAAGCGCAGTCTATATGCCGACGCCGATGAGTTGGCGGGCGAGCTTATCACTAAAACGTTACGCTCGTTAAGCGGATTTAAAATTAATGAGCGCACGTTACCCATTACACGAGCGGCTCGAACCCTTAACGCCGAGTATATCGACGGTTGGGGATATTACCCGTTTAT